CCCTGGCAAGTGGAAGCCCGAGGAAGAGGGCGCGTTACGCGAGTGGGCGCGTGGGTTCGATCACGTGCTCGAGCCCAACCGCACGGAGCTCATCAAGTACCGCTTTGAGAACGGGCCGCCGCCGGCCGTGGAGTCGGTTGTCCGTTGATGGTTCTTCGCCGGTATCCCTCGCCCCGTGGATTCACGGTCATCCCGATCCACTGGTCGATGGACGAGGCAAAGGCCAGCGACCCGCAGTGGGAGATCAATGAACGCAAGAAGTACGGCCGCGAAGAGGACTGGGCAAGAGAACTGGAGATCGACTTCGGCTCGCACCTTGGAGCACTCGCCTACCCGCATTTTAAGCGGGCCGTACACGTTGTCGATGACATCCAGTATTTCGACCGGATGCCCTTGGTCCTCTTCTGCGACTTCAACCAGTCCCCCCTGGGATGGGGTGTGGGTCAAATCATCGCGGGTTGGGTGAACGTGCTGGACGAGATCTTCCGCGAGCCGTCAACGATCGAGGGTGCGGTGGGGCAGTTTCGGGAGATGTATCCCGCGCACAAGGGCGAGCTCCAGATCTTCGGTGACGCGACGACGAAGAGCTTCTACGACACGATGCGGCTGGCGCTGCGTGGATATTCGGCGCCGGTAAGGATGCGTGTTCCGCAGGGCAATCCTCGAGTGAAGGATCGTGTCAATGCGGTGGACACGAAGCTCTGGGCGCAGGACGGGAAGCCCGGGATTCGCGTCGCCAAGCGTTGCAAGGAGCTCATCGAGGACTTCGAGGGCGTCATGTGGCGTCCGAACGAGAAGGATCTGCTGAAGTCTACGGACCAGCGTGACCCGTACTCGCGCAGAACCCACATTTCCGACGCGATGGGCTACTGGATCGCCCAGGAGTTCCCGGTTTCGGCTGAGAAGCCTGCGGGACTGAAGCCGGTCCCAAGGGCGCCGCTGCGGCCGGGCAAAGTCCTGGGCGATGTCGTGTATCGCGGGCACACGCGGGGCGAGCGGTGACGGACAACTTTGTCAAGCGATCGACCAAGGAAGAACTCCCGCAGTTCTTCTTCGATCGCAAGTTCTCCAAGTTGGCGAAGTGCGCCCACTGTTACGACATCGACCTCACCTACGACGTTGGCGCGCTTGGGCCGGATTTCCGCTACTGCCGTGCGTGCATCGAGCGTAGCGGGACGAAGGCGTTGAAGCACGCGGCGGATCAGGCGTTAGCGTTCATTTCCAACATCAGTAACAAGACGTGCAAGCACTGTGGCGGCCCGGTAATTCAGCCGGATCGCGGGTTTGCGCCGCTCATGTGTGGCGCGTGTATGGAAGCGTGGAAGCGTCTTCCGAGTGAGCTTGGGGTGGCTTGAGATGAGACGGGTACTACTAGCGATTGGGCTTCTGGTTTTCGCCTCGAGCCTTCGAGCGGCCGAGAACTGCTCGGCAAACATTCTGCCGACGTGCGTGGCGATTGACTCTGCGACATCTGGTGCGGAGTACACCAGCGCGACGATCAACACGTTTGGGCATCGGAACCTGGGCGCCCAGGTCAAGTGCAACGCGAACCCCTGCGCGGTAGTCGTCAACATCGACTGTCGGTCAGGAAGCAACATGGACTGGTTCGCGTGCGCGTCGGTGACGAACCCGGCCGCGGCGGATGCGAATGGTAACGGCGGCACGTACACGTCGTTGCCCAGGTCATACCAGTACCGGATTCACATTCCGGCCTCGACGTTCACCAGCGGAACGGTTTCGGCCAACTTCGAGAGGTACAACCAGTGAAGCGGTGGGCTCCGCTGCTGGCCTTTCTGGTCGCGGGTGTTGCCGCGGCGCAGGAGGGCACGTATGCGGACAGCAAGAACAACTTCGCGGTAAGCAAGGACGGCGGATCGGTCACTATTAGCGGCGGCGGGATTGCCGATCCGGGCGCCAACGGGATTCTGATTCGTACGGCACTCAACACGACGATCAACCGCCTGCTCGCCACAGGCAACGCGGGTATCGGGATCACGAATGCGGACGGCACGGCGGGCAACCCGACCGTGACCCTGAATACCTTCGTGGCGTCTGGCGCCTCCCATGCGGTGGGTGGCGTCCCTGATCCCGGCGCTACGGCGGGGACGGGGAAGTACCTGCGAGAAGACGCGACGTGGGTTGACCCGTGGCTCGACGCATCAACCAAACTGATTGCCTTTGAGGAGTTCTGCGGGGTTGGCACCTTTTCTTCTAATGCGATAGGTGGTGGCAGCGTTGGGAATAGCACGGGTGCCGACTCGGGACACCCCTGCCAGCGCGTCGCCACGACAACGACCGCCGCTTCAACCGGTGCGGCTCCGACGTGGGTCAACACCAACGGTGCCGGTTCCAACGTCAACTCATGGGGTGCGGGGCAGATCGACGTTGAGTTCATTGGCCAGATCAACAGCATTGGCGACGGTACGGATGTCGTCAACTACACGATCGGCTTCTGCAATCAGGTTGCAACGGCGACTGAGTGCACGAACGGAATCTATCTCTTTTACAGCCGCGCGTTGAGCACCACGAACTGGATGCTTTCGGCGGCGAAGAGCGGCACCGGAACCACGCACACGGACACCGGGATCGCGGTCACGACCGGCTCGATGGTCAAGTACCGCATTACGCTCAACGCGGCGGGCAACTCGCTGACTTGCACTATCGGTGGTGTCGCCTGCTCTACTCCGGTTTCGACAAACATTCCGACTGGTGGGGCGTCAGCGCAGGTGAAGGTTGACAAGACGGCTGGCACCACAACGACATTCACGCTCGGGATGAACCGATTCGTTGCGGTTCAGCACGGACTCACTCGCTAATGCGAAAGCTCCTGTTCGCTCTTTCGCTTCTGTTCGTGGTCACGCGAACGGCCCAAGCGGCCTCGACTTTCTACCTGAGCTCCGGCGGCAGCGGCACGACCTGCTCCAATGGTTCACCGGGAGCGATTACCGCGATCGCGGGCGGCGCCCGCTGCACAGGCCACGCCGCAGGAGACACCTACTACCTCAAGGCCGGCACCTATTCCGTCAACGGCCTGACGGTGGACATCGCGGATGGCACCGCAGCCAACCCGGTCAAGATCATTGGCGATCCGGCCGGGGGACTCTGCCCCAGGAGCGGCAGCACCAACTGCCCGGTGGAGATCATCAACACGGGCAACGGCAACTCGGTCATCACGCTCAACTCGAGCTACGTCTGGCTCCAGGGCGTGGAGATCGACGCTTCGACCGCGATCAACGCTTCTGGTCGCAACACCAACTCCTCGGGATCTTCGCCCTCCGCGACCGAGATCGCCTACGGCTACGGCATCTACACCAACAACAGCGGAAGCGTTGGCGCGGCCCTTGGCATCAAGGTCATCAACTGCGTCATCCACGACACCAAGCAGGGGATCTCGCTCTGGGGCAGCCCGTCAACGCATGGGATGGAGGCGAACGGTAATCTGCTCTACAACCAAGGCTGGCACGCGCCGGATCGCGGCCACGGCCACGGTCTGTACACGCAGAACGACGGCGTTGCGCAGGGCATCGTCAAAAACAACATCATCTGGGGCGGCGCGGGTCAGTGTTGGCAGTTCTACGGCAGCGACACGGCCAGCGTGAAGAACTACGACGTGGAGCAGAACTTCGCCCTGGGCTGCACGGGCCGCAACTACCAGTACGGCGGAAACAGCAATCCGTCGATGGACTCCACGACGATCAAGAACAACGAATCCACGGGCGACACGGGAACTAGTGGCTGTCCCTTCGGCTGCCCGGGGACCAATTACGGGTACTACCCGTATACGTGCTGCTTCACCAACAACGTGGTGCAGGGCAACTACACCGAGGGCACGGTTGAGGTGGTTGGGACGCTGACGGGAACGACCTGGAGCGGCAATACGTGGATTACCTCCGTGAACCACGGCCTGGACCCCGGCACCGCGCCGGGCAACGCGGACACTTGGTATCGGTCCTCCTACGGCGTGAACCCGCCGGTTCCCTCGGTGGATCGCATCAAGGTCTACGCGAACGGGTACGTGACGGGTCGCTGTCATGTGATGGTGTGGAATTGGGATGCGAACACGACGGCGGTGATCCCCTCCGCGGACATCTCGTCGCAGAACTGTCTTGCGAATGGTGATCAGTACGAAATCCTTGACGCGCAGAACCCGTTTGGGACCGCGGTCGCGTCGGGCACCTACACGGGCGGAACGAGCATCACGGTAACCGTTCCAACGGGGGCATCGGCTCCAGTGACTCCGCTTGGGCTGAGTTCCACGGTGACGACGACGAACGGGAACACCGCAGTTGTGAAGACCGGCGGCGCCAACTTCCCGCTTGGCGGGACGGTCTGGAACGGCATCACGGTCAGGATCGACGGCGTTTCGTACACCGTCTCGAGCGTGACGGACCAGACGCACCTGACGCTCAGCAGCAACTATCTGGGCTCGACGGGAACGCACACGCTGACCAACGATGGCGATGGCGATCTCGCGCCGAAGACGACCTGGCCCCGGGCCGGCGCGTTCATCATCGAGACGACTCTTGCAGCCGGCACGCCGACGCCAACCCCCACCAACACGCCGACGTTCACGCCCACCCCAACGCCGGTCCCGGCAACCTCGAC